TGTTCAGGGCCACATAAAACGCAAAATCGGCAAAGGCGGCGGTAAGCCGCATCGACCGTCAAGGCCGTTTGAGCCACCCCGCCGAGATACGGGCGTTTTGGCATCCAGCATCAATTATGAAGTGGTAATCGAAAAAAATAAAATTCACGGTTATGTCGGAGTGGATGAGAAACATTTGAAATCAAAATCAACGACGCTGGTCGATTATGGTTTAGAGCTGGAATTGGGCCGGAAAAATATGCAGCCTCGACCTTATCTTGTACCGTCCCTAAAAGAATGTAAAACCAAAATCCGGAATATATTGCAGCAGGCCTTGAAATGATTAATGAAATTGCAAATGCTATATATAAATTTTATGCCGGCACGGAAGCGGTTAAATCTATTCTGCCGAGATTTTATTTTCAGCAAGCCTCGCAATCGGCATTGCTTCCGTATGCCGTATTTACGCTTGGCAGCAGCAATATCTTAGAGATTGCTGGAACAAATTCAGACCGGATAGAAACGATTGAATTAAATATCAGCATCTATTCCGATTCCGATGACGGCGGAACGCAGGCGGTCAATATCGCAGAGGCAATAACATCAAATTTAGATTGGGCGACATTGGATTTTACGGGTTTTATCGCAATCAAGCGTATCGGATACGAAACAATCGGTCAAATTGATGACTATTACGCAATCATATTAACTTACGAAATTTTAGCGAAAGGATAAAAACTATGGCTGCCCCGTGGCACGGTAAATCAGGATGTGCAACCTTTAACAGTGCTGAGGTTGTTCATTTAACAAGTTGGGAATTGTCTTTTACGGATAATGCAGCGACCGCTGCAACCGCCGGCGATGATTGGAAATACAACTTGTCCGGCATTCAAGATTTCAGTGTTTCCGCTCGATGTCTGTCGCAGCTTGGATGGGATACTATATCAACGCTTGGAGCGAATGCTGTGCTCAAGCTATCTATCGGCGGTGCAAGTGAACCATATTATCAAGGGAACGCTATAGCAACAGCAATAACCGAGACAATCCCAGCCGATGGGATTGGGACAATCGATTATACTTTTGCCGGTTCGGCAAACTCAGGTTTAACTTATAACGCAACCGGCGGCGTTTCGCCAAGCGGGACAAGCGACCCTGTTCAGGGCAAGCGTCTGAAGGTTGTTCTGGACAATACGGAATTTGCAATGCCGAGAGAATGGACGATTAATCTGACTTGCGATGCCGCAGAAGCGGCGTATGCTCACGCTACAAATAATTATATGCTGCGGCTGCCTGGTATTAAATCGGCAACGGCAACCGTTACCACCGTTGCCAGCGAAAACATCATCGCAAAAGTCGGACAGGCTTATCAATTGGATTTGTACCGGACGCAGACGGCTGCCGACGGATATTATTCCGGCGAGGCCGTATTGACAAGTGTTCCCTTAACGGTCGATGTAGGCGGGATTGTTATGGCTGTTTATACCTTTGCGTTCACCGGTACTGTAGAATTGAAGACGATTTAAGGGATTTCGTATGTTGACGATTAAGGATATTATTGAGTTTACCAATTGGCTGAAAAACAAAAAGCGGCTTGAGCTCATCGAGACGGCAAAATCTATTTACGGAAATGATTTTCCGGTTTCAGTTTATCAGTTTATCAGCGATAAAATTCAATCGCTGTCAGCGGACGAATTGTCCGGTAGCGATATCGAGTCATTCCAATATCTATTGTGGCTGGAACGGCGGAAAACAAATCCGGCCGTCAAATTGGAAGACTGCGATGTTCGCCTGGACGAAATCGAATCATTAAAGACGCAATTGTTTCCGAAAGAATTTTACGACGAAAAAAAAACATAGAGCCGTCCATTCCGCTGCTGCGGGCGGTTTTGATGGTTGTCTTAAATACCAACGGAGCGCTGCGGTACGAAGAACTGATGAATATGACAGTCGAGGAATTCAGGAGCGTTATAACCGAATTGAATATTATTCACGGCCTGCGTGAAATTGAAGCCGTAAAACAGCAGGCCAAACAGATGGCAGGAGTACCAAAATGGCATTAGGAAAAGCAGTCGTTGACATAATGGCAAACCTTGAGCCGCTGACGGCCGGCCTCAAAAAAGCTCTCTCGGCCGTTCAGATTTCAATGGGTAAAATTTCCGATGTCATCAAGTCAACTGTCGGCTCTGCAATCAGCACGGCAACACGATTAATTAAATATCTGACGGCATCGTTTGCTGCTTTCGCCGTTGCTTCTGTAAAGGCATTTGCTGACAACGAAATGGCAATGCAACGGTTCAATGCGATATTCGGCGAATCAATCGACAAAATCAGGGATTGGGTCAATGAATTTGCGGCCGCCAACCGCTTGAACCAGTCGGATGTCGCCGATACCGCAGCACAGTTTTATTTAATAATGGACGCAATCGGGATAACTGAGGATAAAGCCATTGAATTTACGAAACGGCTGACCGAGACTGCATATACAATGCGGAATGTTTATGGCGGGAGTATTGCTGATATTGCGTCTGCCGTACAAATGGGATTAACCGGTATGGCACGAGGCCTGCGTTCGTATGGGATTATTCTGAATGAAGAAATTCTAAAGACCGGATTAACGGCCGAGAAACTGAAAGAAATGGAAAAGGCCGTTAAACAGACATCAAAGGAAGAGTATAAGTTCGTAAAAGATATTGGATTCATCCGAAAAACCCGTGAATTGAATGAAAGCGAAAAAGCTTATCTGCGGTTGTCTGCAATTTTAGAACAAGCGGGCAAATTGCAGTCTCAATTGTCCGGACATACGAAAACATTGAATGCCTATCTGTTTGAATTGCGGCAGCAAACCTCATCAACGCTTGAAAATTTCGGCGAAGGATTAAAAATATTAACCGTCACCGGATTAAAAAGGATGACAGATTGGCTCGTAAACAATCAAGCTACTGTCATTAAGTGGGGGCAGATAACCGCTCAGGTCATACAATCGGTTATTCAGTACTTTACGAAACTATATGAAATTGGCAAATCAGGCGGTCTTGCAGCCGTGTTTGAGACGATAATCAAAAATCTCAAAGATGCATTTGTGTTTATTCAAACCTATCTGCAGGCTCTTTATCCCTATGCACGCCGGCTGGGATATGAAATAGGGGCTGGCGTTAAAGTGGCATTATCTGAGGTCAAATCTGGATTGTCGGAAATTGCAAAATCAGGGGCAAAGACTCATCCGTATCTGACTGGTGCGGGTCTTGCGGCAGCCGGCGGTTATCTCGGCGTCAAGGCCGCTCCCATAATAAAAGGCGTTTCGGGATTATTTGCCGGTAGTTCTGCGGCGGGAGCGGCTGGAACAGCAGCATTATCAACCACAGCAGCCATTGGCGGGATTGCAGCGGCGGGAGCGGCAGGAACATATTTTGGTTATAAGGATATAACCCTACTGTACGATATTATCGGCCTGCTGCGAGACTATAAGCAGGCCGTTCAAACAAATAATATGCTGTTGGACAAACTGAACGAAAGATTGGGTGAATAATGGCTGTCATATCGGACATCATAGAAGGATGTGAGGCCGTTATCGGCAAAAGCGGCTGGGAAATAACACGAACCTTTATAGTCTCTGAATTGACGGCGGAAGGTTCTGCTATGCTTTACGAGGCCGTCAATACAACCGGCATCCCTAAATATGGCGATGCACATCCGGCAATAACTACAGCATATTGCAGAGAATTGCGGCCGCAGATGCTGACGCATAACAGCGTAAAGATTACGGCTCTGTATCGGGAATACGACATCAACGCAAACTATGAATATTCGGTGATGTCTACCGCACAAGAGGTCGAACAGACCTTTCATTTCGATGCTTCTGACCAGTCAACAACGAAAATAGATAACCTTGTTGTCTATCAATATCCGGCTGATTATCCAAATCCGGATTATCGAAATCAGACATCCCGAAAAATATTAAAATCTCAAATATGGACTTGGCAGCCTGTCATCTCGATATCCCGCTTTGAATTGTATACAATAAAGGCTGATATCCAATCCGGTTTTAATCGTGGTCTGCCGTTATCTTATGTGAATTCTTACGAAGTTTTTTCAATGCGAGCGGCACATTATACCGGACATATCAACAAAGAAAATTGGTTGTTAAAGCCGCAAGCAGCGGCCGGCTCTTGGATGTGTTCGGGGTTGACCGCTGTGAAACAGCCGGACAACATTACCTTTAAGGTGTCTTACGAATTCAAGCTCAATCCATTCGGCTGGAACAAAGAGCTTGCATTTATTGATTCCAATTCCGGCGAAATCCCAAGCGACATTACTGAAACGGGGAAATATACGGTGCGGACGGCTTTGTATGCAGACTTTAACGATTTGGAATTGTCGTGAATCGGTATATCAATACAATCAAAGAGCAATTAAATAAACAAGGTCAGACGATTGAGCAACTGCAGCAGGCGATTTGGCCGAATAATATCGGCAGGCACGCTCGCTCCTGCGTCGGCGGCTCGTATGTCTTATCGTCTGTAATCCGCTGGTTTTATATTACCAATGTCGGCGTATCCTCGATGACCGGAACGCAAAAGGTTTGGGACGAAACTTCAAGCCAATGGATAACCCATAACATTACAGATGCCGATATTTATCCGCAGCCTGGCACGCAGATTTCGGATTATTCTGCCGGCAGTTATTATCCCTGCGTATTTGTCGGCGGACGCTGGTTTGCAATCTTAGGCGGCTCTTCCGGCGGTCAATCTGTACAATATGCACTTATTACTCAAACATTAGAGTACAACGACCCGCTGAAGAACTGCTATGTCGTTGAACGTGCAAGTTTGGTCAATAATGTTTGGACCAAAGACGGCAATCCCATCACAATTACCCGTGCTCTCGGCTATGAAGGATATGACTCGTACGCACAAGATTTGCGGAATTGGCTGCCTTGGTATCCGGTAAATTCGCTGGTCAAGATTATTTCCCATTATGACGTGACCGAAGCGGATATGCTTTATTATTTGGATATGCCGATGTTTTACGCCGGCCCTGAAACCGATGCAAGTCTACGCTATAATCCGGATACTTATCATGTGCAGGCCGTATGGATATGAGAACGAACCCCTGGCTACAATTTACTTGGCCCACCGAGTCCGGACAGCCGATTAAGCATTATACAGCCGAAGACCTTCGCCGCTGGATTGCTTTGACGACTATCCTTATCAATGCCAACGAAGAAGGGGCGGAATTCGGCCCAATCGCCGAAGGCTTTGTAAAACGGTATGCAATGGCTTGGTCTGAATGGATGCGTCCTTATACCGAAGCAATCGGCCACTCGTTTACGACCGCAGAGGTCGAACAGCCCGACGCCGATTATAAGCCTGGCGCTGCGGCGGTTTGGTATGAAGACAATTTTACGGCGGATATATCGGGCACAACCGATGCGGCGGATGCGTACGGAGAATTTATTATTCCAAACTGCACGCTGATAAATAATCCGGTCGGTATTTATAATGTCAACAGTGCCGGATATCCAACACCGCAATCGGAATCTTCCTTTTACAAGGAATACGACGATTTCCGGCCTGGAACGCCGTTTTTGTTATCGGATTGCTCCGACTCTCGATTAAACGGCTTTTATCGAGTCCGAACCCGCCGGATGGACGGAAGCACATTATATCTATCGGTTTATACAGCCGATAATCAGCCCGCTGAATTAGCAATTGCTGAATGCACGGGTACGCTGACCTGCGATTTCGGCGGCGATTGGTATACATTGCGAGGCAGCAACGGGCACTGCTCGGAGACCTATATGACCGACAGCGGCCGGATGGATACTTATTTTGCCGGATTGGAAGATGCCGTTTTTGGTTATTCAACTAATCAAAGATGGTGGACAGAAAAGGACAGTTATCACCGGTATCCTGCGACACAAAACAACGGTCGAGGCCCCAACGACGGGCGGCCGCCGAGTGGAGGGCAATTCTCTATTGATTTTAACGGCGATTGGGTACGGACGGTCAATCCAAATCTGTATCATACATACGACCAGAATTCTCATCGCTGGATTATTGACAGCGATTTCAATCTTTCTCCCGCCGAGCAGTACACCTGCCTGATATCCGCTTATCAATTCCTGCCGGCTCAATGCGACCCGAAGGAGCAGATACCGCCTTATTATTTTGAAAATACTTTCCGCAGACATTGGAAATACAACGCAAAGGTTGCTTTCCAGGCCAATCAGATTACCGAGCCGGACAAATTGGGGGCAATCCAATCCGTAAGGGAATTGGCTTATAACAGCGGCGGCACTTGGTACGGCTCAAGCAGCGACCGCCAATACGGTACAACCCATTTATCGGATGATGAGAAAACGGTTGTAAACGGATTTTTACCGCCCGTTTCCGGCCAAAATCAAAAGCCGAACCGAGTTAACTATAAATATTCGGCCGCTCTGCAGAATATGATTGAATTGGCCTGTGAAGAATATCAATGGTGCTGGCCGGCGGATAATACCTATAAGACAAACTGGCTGACGCTGCACGCCGCTGAATATATGAGTACATCGCTGGAATATCAATTAAAAGGAACAACCAGCGGTACTTATACTTATGGAACGGGATATTCAGAATACGGGCTTGCGGCGTTTAATCCAAAATACGATGCGGCCCAGCCGGCTTATCCGCCGATGAATGATGAATGCTGGGGCGAAAACGGCAGTGCCTTTGAGCTTATACTAAAACTGCTTGGCTCGGATTATTATGATTGGTATTATGATGACCAATATCCCTATTTGCCGAAACGCATTTTAGATATCAAAGCCGTCAACAAAGCACAAAATCCGGAAGACGAAAAATACATCGATGAATGCCTGCCGATGCCGCATGGTGTTTGGCGGCGGACTTGGAAGTATTCGTTAGGTTATGTACGGCAGAACAAAATGCGGAGCAGTACCGAAGGCGACCCAACCTGTGAAAATTATACCGGTATAATGCCGTATTCAGAGACGCCGGTCGTAATGTTCGGGCATATCCGGATGACCGCACCGTCAGGGACGCAGTACGCCGGCAAGGATTTAGAAGCAAATCACGGGCCGGATTATACGATAAATGATGCGGCAGTTTATAATCAGCGAATCTACAAAATCCTGAATCATAGTTATGAAGTCTTATCCAAACTAGTATATCGAAAACTGGAAGATATCGAAGTGTCCGGTAAATGGAATTATCCGTTCTTAAATCCGACCGGATATTATGATACGCCGTATGAATTGCTGGACGAGTTTATTGATTTATATAATACTTACTGGAATGACGATGTCTCTTCATGGTCGTCCTTGTCAAGCGGAAATTGGGGCACAATTGGTGTTTATTTCAGCATATATTATAATTACAGCACAAAAAAATACAGCCGCAATGCGACCTGCTATTACGCCGAAACAGCACTGGTTGTAGCCAATCCGTTCTACTGCTCCAGCGATGCGATTACGATGCTGATACGGATAACTTTGAGCCGTGATGCAGAAGAGGCACACTATTCGTTAACAAAGGTGGGAATACCGGATAACTTGATAGACCCGCCGGAGAAGGGCAAAACAGAATATTTATTTGTACCCGTAAAATTTGAAAACGATAAGGTTGAATATTTGCGATTTCGGTCAATCTGCGATTGGGATAATTGGCACTTCGAGCGTTATCATCCGACCGAAGAATCGCCGGCGGCAGAAATCTACGAAACAAATAGCAGTGTAAATTTCAGTTGGAATTTGAATCAAATTGAATTTGCTGCTGTTTATGATTGGTCGAAATATCCGGATGCCATCTGGACTCGGACAATAGAAAAGGCAGATTACAAACTGATAGATTGGTACGGTTACGACGAAAATCCTCCGGTTATTGAAAACGATTGGATAACAGCGCCGACTTTATATGATGCCAATTTTCCAGAGGATTATTTTGCCGGCCAAAATTGGCCGTACGACAATCCAAACTATGAACCGCTTTGGAAAATCAAAGCCGAGTCTGTGCTATTGGAAGATTTGGAAGACAACGGCGTCTATTATATTCTCGACTTTAATGATTCGGCTTTGGATACCGAGCAGACAAGCCGGAAATTTGATATCTTGTTGACCGTTACCGGAAGTAGCTCAGAGGCGGGAAGCAAGGAGGCGGCATTTGATGCTCTGTCGATTCTGACGAGCGGCATAACAGCGGCTTTAAATACACGGGATAATTATAATGCCAGAGGATTAGGCAGACCCAATAATTATAATACGCCGACCGCTTCGGAGGAATTGATTATAGATGCACCAATGTTTCCGGTCAATGCACGATTTGTGCCAGCTTCTGGCGAAGTCCCAACCAATCCATCCTATTTATACTTTGAAGAAGACGGGGTTGGAACAAACTATCTGCTTATCTGCGTTGATAATCCTATTCCTGGCCAAAATGCTAAATCGGTGATACGAAGGCTTGAAGGTTATTATATATCGACCGGCCAATGGGATGAAGTCTGCGATTTAGAAGATTCGGAAATGTTTACCGTTTGTACGAATCCATCTATTCTATCTCATCTACCGAATACGTGGAAAACATCCGATAAAACTATTTACATTGCAAACCTGGATGTTTATACTTCTTTGCTGGATTGGAGCAAATTTAGAATTCACTACGTAAACAATTTGGGTGAACGCAGCGTTCGGAGCGTTGAAGTCGTACCGGATAATTGGAATATAATTATATAGGAGCATTTATGGAAGCAACAGTTCAAATTCTGCAAGAAATAAGTGCCAGAGCGACCAGCTCAAGTGGTTACAATACATTGATAGCAACCGCAAACCGATACAATACTATCGCAAAGACAGCAAGCAGTACAATCCAAATTTATTCGATTACCGGAAGCAGCGGGACAACCGAATATAATTTAACGGACAGGTCTTTGCTTGATATTACCGGAGAGGAAATTTCCGCTAATACAATTTACGGTCTTTATATTGAAGCTGTTGACGCCGATTTAACAGTCAGCAGCGGAACAACGGGTTCAACAATCTCGTTCCCGATTTTCAGTCAATTGACCGAATCAATGCAGGTTCGGTCGGGGTCGGCTGTTTTATGGAGTAGCACGGCCGGCGAATTGCTGGTGAATACAAATCCAGCGATATTAAAAATTGCAGCGGCGGGAAGTTATAACTTAATAGCAATCGTAGATACCGTTGCGTAAAAATGACAGCAAAAGAATTAACAGCCCTTATACGGCGAGAAGGTACAAAGCAAATTGCTATAATCGGTAACCGGTTTGCAGACACGGAATTGGTTGCCCGCCTGCTGGCAGACAGACTAAAATTACCGCTTATAGAATCATCGTCTGGGCTCAAAGAGACCCTCGAACTTATAAATCGAAGACGAAAATACGTCCTGCATGCTCCAGAATTAACCGGCCAGGCGTTGGGATTACCGGAAAGCGTATTACTTGTTTGCCCGATAATCGATTTGAAGTATCAGCTTATCAACCAACGAAACAGCGGCCGGCAATTGGCAGCCGATTGGCTTGACCAGTACAAACAGTTTGACCGGCGGCTACCGGCGGCTTACCGGATTGAGCAATTTATCAGCCGCATCATTGAACCGCAAAGACGGGTCGAATACTGCGAGCTTTGACCGCAGGAACTACCAGAAGGCCGTATAACAGGCGATTTTTGCAGGACCCTATGCTGGTATACCCATAACAGTGTTAGGCCGTTCTGGGGCAATTTAGGGGTATTCTGAAGCCTTCCAGATAGATTACCTTGACGCATTAAAAGCATCCAAAAAAACAAAAATTAGAAAAATTCGGAAAAATTGTTTTTTTCACACAAAATTTTTAAAAAAATCCGGAAAAAATGAAATTTTTTCTGCTTATAAGTCCTTATTTTATAAAGATTTAGGAAAAAATAGTAAAAATTTTTGAAATTTTCTCAATTTTTTTCTTTATAAAGCCGAATAATAATATATAATAACGTTAGATTAGTTGGCCGTGTTGGCCAACATAACAAGCCGGCAAAAGCCGGCGGAAAGGAGAAAAAAATGAACGATTATATTATTTGGTCGGCATCGGACAGTTCATTGATTAAGCGGGCAGTCCTCGCCCGCGATGTAGGTGATGCCGCAAAGCCGGCTTGTAGCCGGCTGGCGGGAATAGACCTGGAATGTGAAAACTTCTGGGGGCAGTTTGTGTGGTGTAGATGTTCCGCCGTACAGGATGATGAATTATTTGAAATAGTGGAACATGTGGAAGTATAAAAAAAGCCAGTTGCCGGCATTGCCGGCAGCTGGCTTTTTTTTAATCAATCGCCGGCCTGTGTCAGGCCGGCAAGCAGAAGCCGGCGGAAAGGAGAAATAAAATGGACATGCAGGAACTTCATAGCAGAATTCCGGAAATATTGGCGCTTGAAGTAATTATCAAGTAACCCCCCCCGACCAAGCGGGCGTGCCGGCTGCAAGGCCGGCAGGGGCTTTTTAATAGCCGGCCGGCGTGCGGCCGGAAAATAAACAAGCCGGCCAATGGGCCGGCGGAAAGCGGAAAGGAGACAAAACATGGAACTCACTAAAGAACACAAAGCGACTTTACGGAAAAGGGACAGAGAGTCCAGCGCGGCGTTATTCAATGCGGTTTGGCGCAAAATCCTGTGGTTCAATCGCAATTCGGAGATTGACGACCTGTTCGGACTGTATGATCAGATTGTGTCTGAAATTGTCAATAACCCCAAAAGCAAGTTTTACATCTATGGTTAACCTTAGTTGATTGATAACTTAAAACTTTAGCAAAGGAGATTGGACATGGAAACGTATCCGGTAAACAAAAAAATAGCGGCGTATCTCTGCGATCTAAACCTGGCGGCCCTTGAGAGGGGTGAATATTGGGCCGTCGCGCGGGTGGGTAAAAACACAAAGAAAATATTGGGCAAGTTCGGCAGGGAGGAAGAGGCCCTGCGTCGGGCCCGCCGCTACCGCGGCAAGGCGGTCAAGGTGTACCTGTGTGGCTACGACGTGGGTATCGACGATCTGCCTGTAATCTATGCCAGCAAGCAAGACGCGATTGATGCGGCACGACACCTGATGAGCAAACTTGCTCAAGCTGATATGCGGTTGGGTGGCGGGGACACGTCTATGTTGATGGCTCGTTGCCGCAACATTAGACGGCAGATCGAGGCCCTCGGCCTGACCCGCAGCGAACGGGGCGATTATACAGCCTCCTTCAACGCAATGGTCAAGTCTCAAGAAGATTGACGCAGACGAATTTATACATATAAATCGCCGGCCGGCGTGCGGCCGGAAAATAAACAAGCCGGCCAATAGGCCGGCAGAAAGGGGAAAAAATGTTAATCGCTAATGATGTTCGGGACAAATTGGAAGAAGCCGTCGTTGAACTAACAGACAGCTTTTGCTATGCCTGCTATAGAATCGTGAAGGGCACATGTTGCCCACACTGCGGCTGTGATGACTTGATGCGGCACCTAACGGGCGTAGGTGTAGAGTACGGCACCAACTGGGTTGTACAGCACTGGTTAACTACAATGTGCACTCCCGTCGACGAAGATGATTATTTTGAAGACATGTTAGACGACTGCTATAAACCGTATGAACCTTTTGGCGGTTTGTGCTTTACCGCTGGTCAAGTCCTAAAAGCGGTTGACCCCGTAGGGTTTGATGTACTCAAAAATGAGTACATGGATACGTTAGTAGCGGACGGCGTGCTTATCGAGCATGAGGGCAAATATTACAAGGTCGAAGAATTGGAATCAATTGTAAACAAATTGCGGATGGATAAAAAGGAGACAAAACAATGAACAACAAACTTACATTGCGTCAATTAATCGATAAATTGGACGCGCGTGGCCTCGTCCGCATAGATGACGGTAATGGCTCGGCGGGCCCGCTATGGATTGCTTGGGACGACGACGTCGACCAATTACTCGGCGATGTCGTCATGCACCCTGTCAGACATGATGACAAGGCTTACGAGGGGAACAAGGAGGGAAGCACAAAAGAGGTATGTTTGACAGTAGCAACCGACTACTGGTCAAGCATAATGTACGCCAGTGATTGGATTGATGGGGACGATTGGCGGACTGACAACCCGTACCGGTATAGGCTTATTATTTGTTGACCGGATAATCGCCGGC